TAACACCTTAACTAAGGCTGGTTACAAATTTGATGAAGTTTTGTTTCTATGCCTCGGTGATATTGTCGAAGGGTGCAGTGGCTTCTACGAAATGCAAGAATTTTCAGTCGAGCTCTCCAACACTGAGCAAATACAAGCAGCTTATGCTCTTATGAAGACAGCAGTTGTAGAGTTTGCAAAGTTAGGACCCGAAGTAAAAATTTTGTCAGTTCCCGGTAACCACGGAGAATTTCGTAATTCCGGTAAAGCGTATACATCTTTTATGGATAACAAGGATTTACATATTGCTTTTATGCTTGATGAGTTTTTTAAGAGTAATCCAAAAGCATTTCCAAATGTTGAATGTATTTATCCACAACATAGAGATGATGATATTGTTCTTACTTATGAGACCAAAGGAAAACTCCTAGGGCTCGCCCACGGTCACCAATTTCGTTCCGGGGGAGGTGCTTTAGCTGTAGCAAAAGCTCAGACTTGGCACAAGAACCAAATGTATGGTGACTACAATATTGGATTTGCAGACATTCTCGTATATGGTCATTATCATCATTTTACGATGATAGAAGACCCAAAGATAATTATCGGTGCACCAGCATTAGATGGTGGTTCTAAATGGATAGAAAATACTCACGGTAAAAGAACTAAACCGGGTATCTTAACATTCTGTATTGATGAAAACGGCTTACACAACCTGTATAAGTGTGAAAAAAAGGTGTGGAAATAATACTATAATAAACTTGTAAGGCAAGTATAAGATAGTTAGTATAAACACAATAACACTTAAAAAAGGAACGTTATGGGGTTTTATCTCCTAGAGAACGAAAATCCTAACGCTTCTTTAAGGGAAAATGGTAAAAAGGGCTACTATTATCCAAGAAGAAGCCGTGATATACAGGGTATCGTGGTTCACACTGCTGAAGGCGGTCGTGAAGCATTAGGTATAGCTAAGTATTTAGCTAAAACAGATAGAACTGCATCTGCTCACGTAGTAGTAGATGACAAAAACATCGTCAATTTACTTCCCGACGATTTTACAGCTTTTCACGTAAGAGGGCACAACTCTAATACATTAGGTATTGAGTTAGCTTACTTTGCTTCAGAGTGGGGCTTAGATAAAGAATACGAAGACGCAGTAGTTGCTCTTGCAGCAAAATGGTGTTCTGAAAAAGTAGAACTTTATAATATAACCCCTAGAAGATTAAATCGTGAAGAATGGCTTGCAGGCAAAAGTGGGTTTATATCTCACGCTGAGCTTGACCCATCAAGAAGAACTGACCCGGGAATGAACTTTCCTTGGGAACAATTCTTTACATTGATAAAAGGTAAAGCATATAGAAAAGCTAAAAGACAAGCTCCACGATGGCAGGGGCAAGTGTTCTATGTAAAGGCACCTTATATGAGAAGCCCGGATATAGAACAATGGCAAGATGCAGCAGGAGGATTAACTGTAGATGGTATTTATGGTAAGAATTCTGCAAAAAGGTGTATGGCAATACAGAAGAGTAGCGGACTTGTTCAAGATGGATTGGTGGGACCACAGACTTGGTATGCTACATTTGGAATAGTTGAGGAATAATGGAATTAGAAGTATTAAGAATTAGCTCTCAAGAAGATTCGACTAATGGTATCTTATTTGATATTACAGGTGGAGAACGTAAGTTTCTCTGCTACACAATCGAAGACGAATTTAGAGCTGACAAAATAAGAGGCGAAACGAGAATACCGGAAGGTAAGTATAAATTAACCCTAAGAACCGAAGGTGGCTATCACCAACGCTACACCTCCAAATATGGAGCTTGGCACCGTGGGATGATTTATGTAAATAATGTGCCAAATTTCGAGTGGATTTTATGGCATACCGGGAATACCGACGAGTCGACGGCGGGCTGTCTCATTTTAGGCTCAAATCAGACTGAAAATATAACAAAAAAAGACGGGTTTGTCGGAGCGTCCGTTGTAGCGTATAAAAAGGTTTATCCGATTGTGGCAGATGCCATTGAGTCGGGTGAAGAGGTAACAGTCAACTATGTTGATTATGACCACAGAGAAGGTGGGAATTTTTACTTACCATTAGAACCACGTGGTGGTTCCGGTGGTGGGTCTGTTAAAAAGATACTATAGGAGGTATTAAATGCCGGATTACTGGAGAACCAGTTTAATAAGAGCAGCTAGAACTGCAGCACAAACTTTTGTAGCTGTAATGATGGCTAATCAAGCGGGAATGTTCGAAGCAGATGTTCTGATGGCTGCATCAGTTGCAGCAGCATCAGCACTTGTTTCTGCAATTCAAAATGCGTTGGAAGACGCTCCATTCCCATTTATGTCTAAAATTCCAAAAGGATAGTCAAGATATAATCGGTTATAATAGATAGAGATGGTCGGGATTTTCCCGGCTATTTCTATTTATGGAGGATTATATGATTTGTGGACTATGTTCCAGTGTTTGTTCTGCTTGTCCTATAGGCAACGGTAGATGACACAAAAAATAACAGAAGGTTGGAGCCTATACATAAATATAGTTAAAAGAATACTTGCTGTATTTATAGCACAAAGTTTATCAATACTAGGTGCAGGTTCATTAGTAGGTATTGACGTATATCAATCTGCGTTACTTGCTGGAATAATGGGGGTAGCTCACGTCCTAGAGATGTTAGCTAGAAAATATATTGATGATGGAAAAATTACTTTAGAAGAAGTCAACGAGGTCTTTAATAGCGTGCCTACTAGAAAGTAGGTTATGCTCAAAAAATTAAACACAGCTTTACGCTTATTAGTTGTTGGTTTATTAATATATCCTTTTCCTTTAGCTTATGCTACTGAAGTTACAGTAAATGAAGGATTTGAAGATAGCACATATGAAGCAGGAATAACTATAAGTTTGCATACAGGTTCTAATGCACCTTTTATTTATACAAGCGAAACAAATCAGTATGGAACAACAGGCAACTCTCTTGGTCTATACAATGGTAAGCATAAGTTTGAATTTTCTGATGACATAAGTGTATATGAAGTAAGTTTTAGAGCATCAGCAGTTAATTATGCTTGGTCTATTGAATGGCATTTTAAAGATGGAACAAGTGAAACTACTAACCACCCAGCACAAAGTAATTCTAATTTACCAACTATGTATGAAGATATTTATAAGTCATACACCGATTACAACGCAGTAGAAACCAACACAGATAAATTTATAGATTATTTTATTATTGATTTATCTGACCTTTCTTTAGTAGATACAATGTATTGGCAATATGATGATGCAATTTCTACAGGTAGTTTTGCTACTACAACTACTACAACTTTAGTAAGTGGTATAGGAGACCCAAGTAATTTAAGTGTTTCTGCAAATTTAAATAGTGGAGATATAACTATTGACTGGGATGGTGCTACTGGATATCAATATGACGCAGAGAGATATGCTATAGCTTTTAGTAACGACAACTTCCAAAATATGAACTATGCAGTTGCAACAGGTAATGTTGGAAGTGAAACTGCTTTAAATACAGAATATACATTTACTAAAACATATTTAGATTCAGAGTTTGATGCAGGCGATACAATATATTTTAAAGTAAGAGCAGATAATGATACTGATTCACAATACTCTAATTGGACTGCTGTAGCTAGTTATACAATACAAGATGTAGCTGCAGGCGTTACTAATCTAACTATAGAAAACACTGAGTATCAAGGATTAAAATTTACTTGGACAAATCCGGGAACAGGTTGGTCAAGTCCTACAAGTTACAAAATAGAATACAGTGATGGAGATAACACTTGGAATTATGATGACGACGATGTGTATAGTCAAGACATAACAGATGCAAGTCTTACAACTTATAATCTTGAATCTATAGCAGCAGGAACTTATTGGTTTAGTTTTTATGCTTGCACACAAAATGGTAGTTGGTGTCACGGTAATCAAGGAACTAGTCCAGTGCAAATAACAGTTAATGCTAATACTCCTACTACAACAATTCCACCAAGTCTTGGTCCACCAATGAATCCAGTAGTAACACAAGAATACAATGTTGGTGTAAAAGTAGATTGGGATGAACCAAATTCCGGTAATCAAACAGCTGAAAGTTACGAGCTTTACTACAGAACAAGTTCTGAAAATGAAATATCTGTCACAGGCATTACTGAAACAGAATATACTATACCTTATGGAAGTATTCCTAACGGAGATTACACGTTTTCAATTAGAGCTTTTGACTCTGATAATTCTATTTATAGTGGTTACTCTACCGAACCAACGCTAACCGTATTCAATCAAAAAGCACAGGATGATTGGGAAGCAGCTGAAGCAGCTCGTAAAGCAGAAGAAGCTCGTATAGCTGCAGAAAAAGCTGAACAAGAGCGTTTAGCTGAACTACAACGACAAAGAGATAAAAATTTAGCTGAGACAGGATACTCAGAAACAGATGCTGAGCGTTCTGCTAGGGAACAAAGAGAGTATGAGGAGGAGCAAGCTCGTCTCAAGGCACTTGAAGATGAGCGTATACGAAATGCAGACGAAACTGGTTATTACGAAACTGACCAAGAGCGTGCTGATAGGGAGCAGAAAGAATATGAGGAGGAACAGGCTAGATTAGCTGAGCTAGAGAGACAACGTGTTTCTAATCAGACTGATACTGGTTATTATGAGACTGATGCAGAGCGTTCAGAACGAGAGCGTTTAGAAATAGAAGAAAAAGCTAAACAAGCTATAGAAGCTGCTACAAAATCATCTACTGATGACGGTAAGAGTGATGGAGAGCCTTTATCTAAAGAGGACCAAGATAAATTAGATAAGTTAGTTGATACTATAATTGATTTAAAGAAGACATTAAAACCAATAGAGGTGCCAATTGAACCGGTTATTGAAATCAAAGAAATTGTTGTGGTTACTACCACCACTACTACTACGACTACAACCATCCCTATCATTGAAGATTTTGCAGATGAAGAAGATGAATCTGAATTCATTGAGACCGACCCACTTGATAGTAAAGAGGGAGATAAAGAGATACAACCAACAGACCTCTCAGACGAAGAAGTAGAAGTATTAGTTGAGGCTGCTGAAGAAGCTATTACAGAAGTAGTAGAAGTAGAAGAACTTACAGAAGTTTTTGAAGATAAAGCTATTGAGATTATTGAAGAAGAAGAACTAGAAACATTATCTGAAGAAGAAGTAGAGGCATATGAGGAGGCAGTTGAAGAAGCTGTAGCTGAAGTTGTTGCCGAGCTTGATACTGAGGAAAAAGTAGAAGTAGTCAAAGAGGTAGCTAAAGTATCTGTTCAGAACTTAGGTAATGCAGATACAACTACAAAAGCTGTAGTTAAAGCAGTTGTTAAAGAGGTTACAAAGGTAGAAACTGTTGCTGAGCTAGATGAAGAAGAGAAGCAAGCAGTTGGTGAGGTTTTAGGTTTTTCAGAAGAAACAGCAGCACAAGACGTTGAAATCATAGCTGAAGCTGCAGCCAAAGAAGAGAATATAGCTACTGCTGTTGATGAGTATGTGGAAAGAGCTATAGCTAACGAAGATGTAGAAGATTTTACCCTTGCGGATGTTGTCACAGAAGTGCAGATAGAGGCGTTCATCAGCGACCCTGTAGGTGCTATAATTGATGTAGATTTAGAAAATATTGACTTTGCGACTATTGGTCAAGATATGACCCAAGACCAAAGGCAGAAATCTAAAGAGGTAGTAGTCCCAGTGATTATTGCTTCACAAATAGTAGCTCAAGCTGGAGCACTTATAAGTAGGAGACCATTTTGAAATTATTAAAGAAAATGGTGGGTTGGGGTTATAAGTTATTAGGAATGCCGTATCACATTGTGTTATGGACATTAAAAAATATATATAAAGTTTTAAAAGAAGCACTTAACTATACAGCTAAAGGCGTAGAGTTAATCATAGGATTTGTTCTAAAAACAGTTAACACTCTATGGAAAATAATAAAAGCACCATTACCTTGGAGTTGGAAACAAATAAAAAAGATAAAGCCAAAAGCTATTGTTAAGTGGATAATAGATGTTGTAAAAGAGTCTATTGCACAGATTTTCACCCTGCTTGGGTTTTATATTGCTTGGTTCACGTTGACCGGGAGTGCCCAAGATATTGTTGGTATAGCAATTGTTATATCTACAGCAATATGGTTATTAACAATAAGATTAAGAGACTAATGGAAGAGGATAATATGGATTGTTGCGGAAGCGGCTGTTGTAATGGAGGCTAAGTGGGTCAAGGTTGCATTAATAGTTTATTTAACTATATGCGTCTACGACTTTATGTTAGTTCCTATATATTACGGTATAGCAAGAATGGGATTAGATTTAGCTGACTATATGTCACATTTAACAGCTATTGAAGACCCATTAGTTCAAATGGAGTATTTAAAAAAACTTGTGTCTCAACACGAGCCATTCACACTAAAAGGTGGTGGACTATTCCATTTAAGTTTTGGTGCTATACTTACTGGTAGTGCAGTAAAAGGCAAATAATATGTGTTATATAAATCAAAGAGAAGATGGCTCATTTATACAGATATGTAATTGTAAGTATGGTAGTGAGCATTGTGAGAACTAATGTCAGAACATAAACACAATCACAACAACGGTTTAACTCAGAAGGAGCTATCAATTTTAATTTTAGAGGGTCAAGAAAAAATTAACGAACGTATTGACTTACTTCACGAGAAAGTCAATGCAAAGATTTCAAGAGCAGAGCTTAGTGGCTGGTTAGTCGCTGTATCTGCATTAGTGGTGCTAATTCAAGCAGTAATGTAATTCAACCCAAAAGGGGGAAAATGACAGAAATAATTTTAGTATTAACAGTATCCATTATTTCAATTGGCTTATTGATATGGCTAGCAGTAATGGGAACAAGATTTTTTAAATACTTCGCAGAAGTAGTTGAGGAGATTTTAGATGAGCAGAAGAAAAATAAATAGATGTGTTGAGTGTAAAACACCACTCAAACATATACAAACAAATCAATGGATGTGTGACCAGTCACCATCTAATTGTAAAATGTCAGTAAAAATAATATTTTTAAACAATCCAGCAGATGAGGAGGAATGAGCCCACCTTGTCCAATATGCCAGTCAATACTATTTGAAAGACACGCAGGACTTTACTGCTATAATTCAGAATGTCCAGCGTTTGGACAAAAGGTTGTAGCTTGTTGTGAAGGAGGACCGTGCTAGATACTATATTTATTAAAATACCATCTCTTGATGATGAAGAATTAATTCCTACAATACAGAACGCTATATATGCAGCAAAACATCCCGAACGTTTACATTTTGGAATATCTCTTATGTATAGCGAAGATAAATATAGAGATAGATTATTAGATGCACTTGAAACAATCAAAGTAGATTTTAATTACAAACTAGTAACAACAACATTTAAAAAAGAATTACTAGGTGTAGGAAAGCAAAGAAAGATTGTTAATGATATGTATGATGGTCAAGACTGGGTTTTACAAATAGATAGTCATACTTGGTTTGCACCACATTGGGATACAAAACTAATAGATATACATCCTAAAGACCCAATGACAATACTTACAGCTTATGCTGGTAAATATAAATATGTTAACAACTCAAGAGTTCCTATAGGTGATGGTAAATTTAGATATCCAAAAGTAGTAAAGAACTTAAGACAGTATATTAGATTTACAGACAACTGGATAGATGAACCTATCTATGATGACAGTAGAGAACTTATAGAATCAGAAAAGTTTTGTGCTAACTTTGCATTCGGAACTAGTGAGTGGGGTAAAAATCCTTGCCTCATAGCAGATGCAATTTTCTTTGCTGAAGAACCGTTGCAGACAGTCTATCTTAAAAAAGCCGGGTTTAAATTGGTGTATCCTAATATAGTAGGACCAATTATATGTCACTTGTATATAGAGAATATGAAAAAAGGCAGTAGAAAACCATTTACTGATTACATATCTCAAGAAGAAGCACAAGTTCTTATGGACGGTCAAGATGAAATTTTATATAGAAAACATATGAAGAAGTTGTCGAGACAAGGAGAAAGCTAATGGGATACGGAATGTATAAGCCGAAGAAAAAACCTAAAAAGCCTAAAAAGCGAAAAAGGTAATAGAAAGCCCCTCTTATGAGGGGCTCTCTGTAAGTATATACTTTAGTAAAGGCTCCTAATTATTAATTAGTATCTCACTATGGCACATACCGTAGTTGATTACCCTGTCAGTATATCACTTAACAATTTCTAGTGCGTGTTTTACTCTATCAATTGTATATTCAAGCTCACTAACAAAATGATTCAACTGTGCTATCTGAGTATCTAACTTATCAAATTGATGGTCTACTTCTGTATAGTCCGGTGTTGGACCACTTTCGTAGTAGTAACCATAGTTAGCTACTGTATCGTCTAGTCTCGCTCTATGGGATTTACCCCATTGCTCTATTGTCTCTTTTATGTGATTGTCGACTGTTTTCCCGTCGACTGCATTTTTCATAGTCATAGACTTATCCTAACACGAGGGTGTGACAGAAAACTATACTGAAGGTATGTTTTATTACAAAGTAGAAGTGTTAAGAATAGTAGATGGAGATACGGTAGATGTTAGAATTGATTTGGGTTTTAATGTGTGGCATAAATGTCGTGTTCGACTCGTGGGCATTAATGCTCCGGAATCACGAACAAGAGATTTGGAAGAGAAAAAACGAGGGCTTGCTGCGAAACAGTGGCTTATTGATAGATTAGAATTTCACGATGTAGAAATGCAATCTCACGGCACAGGTAAATATGGTCGTGTATTAGGTGAGTTATTTGTCGAAGGTGTAAACATAAATCAACTTATGGTTGAAAAAGGTCACGCTACAGAATACGACGGCGGTAAGAGATAGTAAAAGTGGTGGGCTACTCTATATAATTCACGCCTGCCTCAGTCTTACGACACAGATTAGATTTTCTCTAACCTAGGCTCCACCCTTTGCCTTATATCAGTCCGGTTATGTCGGGCACCTCTCCATATGAGTATGAGAGGAACAATACTTGCCCTTGCAGTCTTATAACCACTTGCTGTTCAACAGCCCAGTAGATACTCGAAGGGTTTCTCAAACGTGCGAAAGGAGGGCAGCCCACCTAAATTTATAGCTGGTCTCTCAAATCTTCTTGCAACATCATCTGAGCAACAGTTATTCTCCTACTACCAAGTTTAGTAAGTTCTTTTATCATCTCGATAAAAACATTAAGTTGACCAGTTCTAAATTTATAAAGTGGGTGTCTTGTTTTTCCAACATCAATACCACTTTCAAATTTTTTGCAATACATTTCTATTTCTTTTGCTCTTGCATAATAAGCAACAGATATTTCATACATAGTAGAAATACCACTAGAGATGGGTGCTTCTTCCCTGCCAAATATCACATCTGAATAATGTTCTATTTCTTTCTCAAATTGTCTTACTTGTGTCATAACATTGCCGTGATGTTCTATTGAATCAAACGGTATGTCTAACATTTTATCTTCATTGTCTTTAGCTAACATATTACTCCTCTTCTTCTTTGTCGATTATGTATGAATAAAATAAATTTAAGTATTTGGTTCTTTTATTTACAGGTATCCAGCTGTTGATAATAACAGCAACATACATAAGTAAATTATTAATTTTCCTATGAGCCGCTTCTTCATTCATCTTCTTCTTTTGTTTCTCTATTTATAACTTCAGTAAACATTGTAGATAGGCTTAATAGGGTTTTAAAATTAACTAAAGTCCCGTGAACAGTTTGCAATACTGACATACGAAGTGCTTCAGCATTTATATCATCTAAAATAGGTGCTTGTATAGAATCCTTAAGCTCTTCCATTTGTCTTATTGTTTCTTTAAGTTCTTCCATACTATCTAAAAACTCAAATCCATTTTCAATATCTTTGTAATCCATAATTCTCCTTATTGTATACAACTTAGGTGTTCAATGAACTGGTAAAACTCTCGAGGACTGCTTAGAATGTGATTTAGAGAAACCCCGAAAAAACATCCAGCTGTTGCAAGCTCTCCTTGCACTCTATTCCTACAGTTGTATTGTTATTATAACACCAAAATTAAAACGGTGCTACGTCTCCAATTTCTAATTCAAATCCAATTGATGCAGAATAAAGATGAGTTGTTCTATGAACAATCTTGAAACTATCATTACCGTATGAAAAGTTCTTTAGTATTTCTTTTAAATCTAAAGTTTCAACTACATACTTTTCAATAGCATCTAATACTGTTCCACGAGTTTGCTCGGGATAAGAAAGTTCAAATGCTTCAGTTCCATAGTCACTAAATGATTTTAAATCTTTTAACCATTTCTTATACCATTTGTTTAGCTCATCCATATCTACTGAATACAAAGGCACATAGCCATTGATAACATATCTACAATCAGCAGATGCTCTATGTTCTAATTCAATGTCATCTATTTTTTTTACATCTTGCAATATAAAATTATGTTCCATATTAATAATCTACTTTCTTGTTAGGACGATTTTGTGTTGCTCTTTCAGCATCAGCAATATCCATACCTAACACTGTGTGTCGGTTACTTCTTGTTTCACTCTTTGCAGAATGAACAGAATGCTTGAGATAAGTTGCTGGTGTTTCTTTCCAGTTTTCTTTTCTCTTCTTATAATCAACAGCTAGCTTTCTAGCTTTTTGCTCGGGGCTCATATCAGCCCAGTGATTATACTTAGCATTTTTTTCTCGTTGCTTTTTCCTACTTTCATCATTAGTCCAATACTGAACTTGATTTCTTGTAAGACCTAATTCGTCAGCAATCTTTTGTTGTGATAAACCAGTAGCACGAAGCTCTCTAGCTTTCTCAATTTCTTCTTGCGTGATTTTGTAACGATAGTCGTTTAACATATCTCTCCTATTTAATTATCAGTTACTAACACCATACCAAAAAATTTCGGATTTGTCAAATCATCTACA